TCAATAAGTTGCTTTGCTTGATTTTCGAGAAGGACTGCGATCGAGTTCTTTTCATAATCAGTTTTAATACCTTCAAGAAGTCCTGTCTTTTCCCACTTCCTAACGGTATCCTTGTTTTCTGTCATAAGGTTTCTATGAGCGTTGCTCGTAGAACCTAAAATATTTTGAATACTCATTTATGTATCTCCAAATAAAAAGTTAAATTAAACCTGCTAATTTCTTAAATCTATCAGACACTTCATTTGATTCCGAAAGAATCTTCTTTGAAGGTCTTGTGCTTGCTTGTGGCTTGCTTGCAGCACGATTGAATGACTCTTTAAGAGACTTCTTAGAAGATGTCTTTGCAATCTTACTCGTCTGGCTTCTTAAAGACTCAGCGAGTGTAGCGTAAACCAACTTGACTTCACGCAAACTACCTGCACGATCGAAATTCTCAATGACCGTCATCTTTTGTGACTCTGTTAAAGAATAAGAGCGGAACAACTTGTTTGAGAAAAGAAGCTTTGAGTTAAGTAAATTAACTTCATTTAGCTTTTCACGGAGAAATTGAATTACAGCATACGCTTCTTGAAGTTTTTCTTCTTCTTTTTCTTCTTCTTCATGAACTTCTTCTTTTTCTTCCTCTTCTTCACGTAGGGCACGGATGATTTCCTGAATATCAACGTCATCCGATTCTTCGCCTTCTTCTACTGTTTCATCTTCTTCTTCATTGACCAACTGAACAAGCTTTTCACTCTTGTCTTCTGTGTGGTCATCCGAAGCTGTCTTTGATGGTTGTTTGTTGTCACCCTTTCCGATTTCAGATGAATCCAATTCTTCTTCAAGTTGACGGATAATTTCCATCAAATCTTCGTCCATTGGCTCTTCTTCTTCAAAGTCCATTTCTTCTGTTGGTGGTTCAGGCATTTCTTCTTCACCTTCACCTTCACCAACGTGAACTTCCTCTTCCTCTTCTTCTGCCATGTATTCCTCAACTTCTTCAGCTTCGCCTACTGGCTCTTCTTCAGAATATGTTTCTTCCATTTCAGAATGTTCTTCTTCGCCTTCTTCCATTTCGTGTTCTTCGCCTTCGTTCCATCCTTCTTCCATTTCCTCTTCGGCTTCTTCTGAAAGTTTTGATGCCAACATAGACTGAATACGTGGAGTGAAAGCTTCTTCTAAAGCCATTTTAGCATTAGCGAGTGCGACTTCACGTACTGCCTTTGCGTCTGCGATAGCTTCTCTAAGCAAATCTGTCATAAAAATTCTCCAACTAGTTTTAGGGTTATTGACAACTCTAATCAAACATAAAATAATGGTAAACTCTATAAAGATAGAGTATTATACAGATAAATATAGATATGAAACTTATTTATTCAATTTTTTTGAAGTTTCTGTTAATTTTTTTTGAAAATAAGTGAATTTATTTTCAACTTTTATACCATTTGAATCTTTAATTTGTTTTAAATCTTCTTCGGTATAAATAAATCTCTGTATTCTTTGAGTTGAATCTGGGGATTTTTTCTTATCATCTTTCTCAGGCATTAGGTATCTCCACAGAAAGAGTGTATATGTTCATGTCTTCGTTTTTATCTACCACCGTTAATTTACAACCCCGTGGTAATGTTATTTCTGTATCAGTACAAAATGGATCGTCATCACAAGACAACATTAATGCAGGTGTTCCTGCCTTCAAATTAATCTTGAAAACAGGGGTTCTCATGCTTTCAGCAACAGAACCGCCTTCTGTAAATTTTTGACTGATAAGTGGGTTTAGTGATGTTGAAAGAAAACCAAGTTCTTGCCAACTACCAATCTTTACAAGTTCTTTGAACACATTAAGGTCAGATACCCCACGATATACCGTTACTGTATAACGTAGACGTGAATCATCTGACTTGAAATATTCATCGAGTGTTTTTACTATCGGACTTAATTTTTTATCAGTTATAATACCAGTTCTCAAAAGAGAGTTAATTTCTTTTGATTTTTTGTAATATTCTAGTCCAGCATTTTTTACAATCGAATCTAACTTGAATGTGTTAAATATGGCGTGTTTTGCCAGAGATATAGACTGGACTTGATTTCCTATTTTCTTAACATCTTGTTCTTCACTTTTTTCACCAGCTGTATATTTCAACATGGTATTGTCAAACTTTTTCAAAAAGTCATCAAAATTTAGTCGAAGAACTTTCTTTCGCAAATCAGGTCTTATGTCTTTTGAAACTCCGTATATTTTATCACGAGTTTTACTGTCAATAAAGTCTACTGATGTCAATGTTTTCGCTGGTTCTGATTCAGCGGTTTCTTTTTCTTTCTTTGGTTCATCTTCATTCAGTATGTTTTTTAACTTTATCATTTTTCTTTAAACTTGTTCCCTATCTAATTTTCGCTGACGTTTCATTGCAGCATTTTTCTTATCGTTTCTTTTCTTTGAAGGTTTAACATACTCTGTTCTTGCTTTGTATTCTTCGAGTATACCACTATCCTTCACTTTTCTCTTGAATATTTTTAACATCAAATCAATATTCATCCCGTTTCCCTTGACTTTAACGTGTGCTGGTCTAGGGTTTCCGCTGTAAACCTGATTGCTCATAACCTTTTCCTTTTATATTATTTTATATCGTAGTATTTACCGAGTGTTTCACCGATTTCTTCGTATACGGCTTCCATTCTTTGTTGTAATTTTGACATTTCTTCAGCAGTCTTTTCAAAAATCTTTAAAGATTCATTCATCTTTTTTGAATGTCTGCTGAGTGTAACCTTGTCGAACCAATCACCAGATTCGTCCATAATGTGATTAGAAGCAAATTCAACAATCTCTTTAATTTTCTTTGCTGTTTCTACCAACTTGTTTGAACGATAAATATCTTTACCATACTCATTAAACTTGGTAATTGCTTCCAAATACTCTTGCTTTTCTTCTGGTGTAAATTTACGTTCTTCTGTTTTTTCAGGAGTCTTCTTTTCGTACATTGATTCTGATAGAACTTCTGTAACAGCAGATTGAACTATTTTTTGTAGTTCTGATACTGGTATCTTAAAGTCTGCAATTTCTTTCTTTACCTTTGTTGGTAATCCTTTATGTTTTGTACCAGCAAACTTTTCAAGTTCTTTTTCAGACATTGCAGCTGCAACTTGTTTTACATTCTTACTAACCTTTGAAGCAGGAACTTCGCCACGTTTGTAAGCAAGAACAAGTCCCATAAATTTCTGTTGTTTTTTCGATAGCGCTGGCATCATTTATCTCCATCAAAAATACATTCGCAATAATTTCCTATCTCGCAAATGATGTTTGTAATATTTTCGTTTATGCGTTTGATTTTAGGATCGATTTGTTTAATTGTGTTTAAACTAACACCTTCTTTGATGAGACCTTCTCCAACAACTTGTCCACCACCAGCTGGGTACATAAAGGCACCATGAGTTGATGGATTTGATACAAAGTCCCAACCAATTAATTCAAAGTCATCTTGAACTTCTACCGTATTTTCATTTACTTCTTTTACTGAACCAAGACCTCTTGATGAGATACCAAGACGAATACCGGCGCCGAGAAGATTTTTAAGAATATTTCCCGAAGGTGTTGGTAAAATTTCAACCTTACCTATAACATCGTTTCCACGCCATTCACATTCAAGAACATTGTGGGAAACATTACGAAGATTGATAACAGATGAATCTGGGTGATCAAGTTCACCAAGAGCACGGTTTTCTTTAATTTGATTTTCTTGATACTTTTTGACTTCTCGCATCAAAATTTTCTTTGGATAAACTCGGCCGTTTTGGTTCTTCGCTTCTGCACGTTGAAGAACACCAGAAACAATTATCTTACCGTTGTTTTGAGCGGCTGATTCGTTTATTTGACTTGGTTTTACATCAAAAAACATTGTATCTACTAATAATTGTTTCATGTTAGGCACCCAACTCATTTATTTTTTTACCGATTCTATTTAGTTTTTCACCAATCTTTGTCAATCTACTTTGTGAAGAGCGCCAGAATGTTCTTTGGTCTACCGCCATTTCTGTTTTTAAACGAAGGGCATGACCAACCGCACGTTCAACTTGAAGGAGTGCTTGATTTAATTCTTTGATTGAATGGTTAATCTTTTCAGATGTTGTTCTTGTCTTATCACGTTTATAATCTTTGTAGGATGCTTCGTGTAAAGTTTTCATTGCTATTTTGTAAGTAGATTCTTGTTTTACAAGATCGTCAAAAGAAATAGATTGTCTACGTTTTGTTTTTGGTACAACTTTAAAACCAAGTTGCTCAGCATTTTCTTTTGTCTTTTCATCAAATGATTCTTTACTCGCAGCAAAAGCCTTTGGTGTATCGTAACCAGCTACCATACCAGTTACACTAGTTTCTTGAACTTCACCTTTGAATTTCTTATACGATTCAGATTCTTTTAGTCTTTGTATAAACTTTTCAACGTTCATAATTTTACCTAATAATTTGATTACGAATTAAAGCATAAACGGTTCCAGATGAAACATTGACGCTGGATAAAGAAAATTCATAAGTAGTTGTGCCGTTGCTTGCACTTAATGCAGCTAATGGTATGGAACCGCCGTCTGAAAAATAAGCTGTTCCAGCAGTTCCGCCTGCAACTATAATACCACCCAATCCAAAATTAGAACCTGTGAAATTAGTGACACCGCTTGTACAAGTTACAACTTTGTAGTATTTACCTGGGTGTCCTTTTTTCTCAAATTCTGTTCTAGCATCAGAACCATAACTGTATGGATGTATTTCGTTAGTTGACATTATTCACTCCACTTATAAATCGTTTATCAAATCGTAGTACCGCATTAATGCAGATATATGGTTTTCATCAACATTCTTAATTGATTCATATTGATCAAGTAAACCAATAACTTCGGTCAACTTTATCTTTGTTGTTTTGTCTTTTACTCGTTTTGTTTTTTCTGTTAATACCGTCTTTATTTTTTTGGCTTCTGTCTGAATAAACGACTTTAAGTTGTTTGTGTTGCTGACATTACTTATGTATTCACGTAAAACAGCTTTTTGTTCCGCAGATAAATTACCATACTTTTGATTGAATTTTTCAACAAGTATCTTATATGATAACAAACGAATTTCTTTTGGCTCGCTCGATATTGTACTTGATTCTTCTATTACTTGTCTTTTTTGCTCACCAACCATATTTTCAATAATTGTGAATCTTGAACGTGTAATTTCATTTGGATTGTCTAATTCCGTGTATTCAAATATTTTATAGATGGAAGCAAGCAGCTTATAGTTCTGAACTTTTGTTTGAAAGAATACGTCAATATCAAAGTTTTCTGTTATAGTCTTAATCAGTTCGTACTTTTCTTCTTTCAACTTTGCTTTGTTTATTTTCTT